TCTCAAGTCGATTTCAGGTACAGAAACAAATCTTTGTTGAGCAAGTGAGATGAAATCGTATTGAAACTCGCTGTATTCAGAAATGAATTCACGCATTGAGTAACGCTTGTGATCATCGATCTGATACTGAGCAAATTGGATTGGTGTAAATTGCGAATTTTCTTCACGCGCATTACTACTACTATCTATATATTGGTTATCGGTTAACGGTTTATGGTTAAGGTTTTTTTGGCTTTCACTTTCAGAACCCAAAATTAACCCACTGGGTTTTTGTGGGTTTTCAGAATTAACCGAGTCGCCTTCACTTTGGTTTTCTTTTGGTTTTTCCTTACGTGGACGCCCACCTTTCTTACCATTTTCACGATTTTTATCCCCTACTTTTTGATAAGCGGCGATTTCTGAATCACAACGTTTGTTGTGAAACCCGTCTTCCTCTTCCACAAAAAACTCTTGCAGCACAATTAATACTGCATCCCTTTCTTCTTGGGTATTTGCACGTAACCGACGAAAAACCGACTGGGTTTCTTTGGGTAATGGTTTTTCATTCAAATAATAGAAATCGAGAGCACGGCGATAAAAGCACTCTTCAACTGGGCTAAGGTGCGCTGTAGCAACCATAAAGTCGCTGATATGGTGGAGATATTTATACATCAGTGACTACTCCTAATTTTACAAGACCGCGCATTTCCAACTGACGAATAATTCTTGGAGGAATAAATTCGTTGTTGATTTTGTAGCGAATACGAGACTTTTCTTTCACCTGAATTAGTTTGTGCCCATCCTCCATGAGACGGCGAACTGCTATAGCCTGCCCCCCCATATGAGTTAATTCCTCAAGTTGATAAAATCTTTCCTGAGCCTCAATTGCGGCATTCATAACTGAAAGTGGCATGGCTGCTAATTCTTTAGCCGAATAGATCTTTACTGGTTGTTCCAGTGGAATTACCACCTCTAGCGGTGTGGTGGAAACGGAAATATCCTGTTTTCTTCTTGCTGCATATCTCACTTTTCACCACCCTTTGGCTTAACATAGCCACCAAACGAATCAACCAAACACGCCTTGGTTAAGCTGGTTACAATCTGCTGTGCTAACCATTGCGTTATGCGAAATTGACGAGCCATAGCCTCTGAAAATTCAACTTTGGTTACCGCCGCATTATTTTCGTCATACCCCTTGTTGCGTAAATTTTGCTTTTTCACCTCAAATAGGTGGCCAAGTACTCGCAATGCAGGCTCATAGAAAGATTGGATTTCACTTTGCTGGCGAGAATCTTTGATTTGGTGTGTAAAGCTGTTCATGACACCTCCGCTAATGCTTGCTCAGCGCTTGTTAGCCGGCGTTTGGCGTTAAGTTCAGCAACTGTTGCTGTGCGGATTTCTTTTGAAGAAACCAGAATCAAATGATTCTCTGATTTGATGGTCCATAAACTAGTCAAAGTTTTATTTTTAACTTCAAACAAATCATTTGATTTGAAAGTACGGCACTCTTTAGTAAGCACTACAACGTCACCTATTAAAAAATCTGGTGAGTTGAGTTCGATTGGTTGTTCTGATAAATTGTTTGTGTTCATTTGATCCACCTCAATTGAATGCCTATAAACCACTCTCTACCTGGATGGGGAGTGGTTTTTTATTTGAATAAAATCCGCATGTATTCAGGTGAAGTGAATGCATGTGCTAAATAGACTCGCGTTGCTTCTGCAATTTCAGGTGAGCAATACACATCACTTTCTTGCACAACCTTCAAACCAATGGCTGTCAACAAAAAGCTAATAAACTCAATCTCAGTCCATCCATTTGATTTCTTTTCTGTTTTCATCCGTGAAAGGATGCTTGCATCGACATTTATCATCTCTGCTACTTGTCTTTGGTTGCTAGCGTTAAGTGCTTGCAATATGAGCGATTCGTTATTGCTAGCGCTTGCAGGCAATTCATTTAATACTTTGCTCATGGTTTAGTTCCTAAGCGGTTGCATTAGTTCGTTTAATTGGCTCTTTGCCACTTGCTAAGTCTCTGATTTGGTATTCGCGAGCTAAAGGGATTTTTTCATTAGGCCACTGATAAACAGCAGGTGGCTCAATTCCTAATAACTTTGCTAAGCCAACACCATTCACACCAAGCAACTTATAAGCTTCCTGTTTGGTCATTTGCTCAACCTCAAAAATAAGATTTCTTAGTATTAAAACAAAGATAACTTATTTTTGCAAGATGTAAGATAACTTATATGAAGAAACTAGAAACTATGGGTCAGCGTATTCGCGCCTTACGAAGAGAAAAGAAATTAACTCAAGGCGATTTGGCAAAAATCGTCGGGGTTAGTGCGCCTAATGTCACTGGTTGGGAGAAAGATGCATATGCACCTAAAGCTGATCCTTTAAGTAAAATGGCCGCTTATTTTGGTGTGTCCACTTCGTATATTACAAATGGTGATGAAAGTGGTCCTCAATTGGACAACAATGCTGTTCAATTAAATGTTCTAGATATCGAAGCGTTTAAGAAAAAATACAATATTCCAGATAGTGAAGATGCTGTTAAGTTTGTTCAAACATCAGATAAACCATTCCCTATTCAAAAAAGATACGTTCCCGTCAAAGCTTATTCAAAGATGGGAATGGATGGGTACTTCACTGATATGGGGTATGACGGAAATGCGGGTGATGGCTATGTTCCAACTCATACAGCGGGTCCAAGAGCTTATGGCATTAAAGGCACTGGCGACTCCATGTTTCCAGCAATTCGTAATGGCTGGTATGTAGTATGCGACCCTGATGCGGAACTTGTGCCAACAGAATTTGTTCAGGTGTGTTTGAAGGACGGAAGATGCACAATTAAGGAATTTGTAGGAATAAATGGTGGTGTTTTAAGTTTATTGGCTGTTAACGGTAGCGAACGCCTATCTTTTGACATGGATGAAGTTGAAAGTATTACCGCTATTACAGATATCGTGCCGCCAAGTCAGCACAGACAAGAACATCCTTATTCGCATTAATCACAGGAAGACTTATGGACAATTCAAAACTACCAATCAACCAGATTATTGCTCGCATCAATGATGCTGCGAAACATGGTGAAGCTTTGGTGCTAACCGCTGAAGAAGTAAAGATTCTTTCTAAAGATATTGGCGACAAGGTCTTTATTCCTGTGCTTACAAATGAACAAGTAGTGCAGATGGTAAAAGAAGGAAAGCTTGGGCAAAAGATTAATAAAACCAAAGATTAATAAACTGTAAACCCGACACAGTCTTTTAAATGTGGGGTATATCACTTATTAGATAGTAATATTTATTGATGTTTTAGAGTGTAATGTGTAGATTGCCAATAGTTTTTATAGTAGAAATTGGGATTATACAATATGTCTAATATTGAGCAAGATACACGTTTTATTGTTAACAATAATTTGATTAACAAGGGCTGGATCTTGGACATTCAAGATCCAAACAAAAATGTCTTTTTTGAATCAGATATCTTAAGAATTGTTAATAATGAGTTTCTCAAGAAAAGTAAAAAAAGACCCGATTATGTTCTTTTCGATTCACAAAATAAGCGGCCAATCGGTGTAATTGAAACGAAATCAGGTGGGAAAAGCTTAACAAAAGCACTGGATCAGGCAACCGAATATGCTGAAATGCTTGATGCACCTTTGATATTTGCAATGAATAATGGTTTCTGTGAAACACGGCATTTGTATACCCAAAAACCATTATTTATTGATGAAAATGAGGTTAATGAATTAATAAGAGTAAATGAAGCTAAAGAGTTTATATTGCAGGAAACAAATGGTATTTATATTACACCTAAAGAAATTTTAGTCTCTCGCAAAGAGTTAATTAATGTTTTCAAAAAGTTAAATAACTCACTAAGAGGTGAAGGTTTAAGAGCTGGTATAGAAAGGCTTTCAGAATTTGCAAACATTCTTTTTTTAAAATTGTATACAGAGAATGCTAATACAGGTATTTGGAATTCTCTCAAAAGTCTCGATAATGATTTGTTAATTAATACAACTAATAACATACTACAAGATATTGATAGACAATATGGTGCTTCTGTTTTTACAAATTTACAGCTAACCAACCCTGTTGCTGTTAAAGAGATGATCAAAGAGTTGGATAAGTTAAAACTCTCATCAATAGATACCGATATTAAAGGAGATGCTTTTGAGTATTTCTTACAGCAAGCTACAGCAACTAATAATGACTTAGGAGAATACTTTACTCCACGTCACATAACTAAAACCATTGTTAACTTGGTCAACCCTAAATATGGTGAAAAGATCTATGACCCTTTTTGTGGGACAGGTGGTTTTTTAACAGAGGCATTTGATCATATAAAAGATAACACTTTAATTGCAAACAATAGTAGTGAAGAAATCAAGCTTAAACATAATACTATTTTTGGAAGAGAAATTACCTCAAATGCAAAACTCGCAAAAATGAATATGATTCTCCATGGGGATGGACATAGTGGAATTTGCCAGATAGACACACTTCAAAACCCAATTGAATCTGAATATGATGTGGTTATAACCAACATGCCATTTTCTCAAAAAACTTCTTATTCTCACTTATATGAGAATAAGTTAGCTAAAAACGATGGTGATGGAGTATGCGTTCTACATTGCTTTAAAGCAACAAAAAAAGGAGGGCGAATGGCATTAGTAGTACCTGAAGGCTTTCTTTTTAAAGCCGCTTTAGCTCCAGTAAGGAAGTACTTATTTGAAAACGCCCAACTAAAAGCAGTAGTTTCACTTCCAAAAGAAGTTTTTCTGCCATATGCAAAAGTTAAAACCAATATACTCTACTTTACCAACTGTCATAATGGTAGAACAAATTCTGACGTTTTTTACTACAATGTGACAAATGATGGCCTAAGTTTAGATTCTTTCCGAAGAAAAATTGACGAAAATGATTTAAAAAATTTAGATTTTGCTGATTTAAATAAGAGCGACTTTGATAAATATTATAATGAATTAGGTTTCTTAAAAGTTAATCCAGAATTAATCAGAAGCAATGATTATATTTATAATTATGCTCACTATAGTAATTCACATATAAAATCAAAATTCCCAACTATAAAACTAAAAGAACTCCTATCCTTGTCTGGCAAAGTCAAAGTGGGAGAGGATACAAATATACCTATTATGAGTATTACTATGGAACATGGCTTAATTGATCAGCATGAGAAATTTAAAAAACGAGTCGCAAGTTCTGATATTTCTGGGTATAAAAAGGTTTTTAAAAATGAACTTGTAATGGGGTTCCCTATAGATGAAGGTGTTCTAGGATTTCAAAAATATTACGATGCTGCTGCCGTAAGCCCAGCATACAAAATCTTTAGATTAAAACGAGAAGTTAATGTAGAATATTTGGATTTGATTTTGAGATCTAATTCTCTAAGAAAAATATACAAAAGTAAAATGCAAGGCAGTGTAGAAAGACGACGCAGTATTCCTGATGAGATGTTTTTGAATATTGAGATCCCGAATCCTCCTGAAGAGGTTAAAGATCAAATAGTAAAACAACATAAACTAATAAAGGAAATTGAGAATAGCCTCAAGGAAAATCAAAAAAAATTGCGTCTAAAGACAGAAGCATTATGGGAGCTTCCTCAAAATTACAACTAATCCCCCCATCAAACCCACCCCGTGTGGGTTTTCTTTTGTCTATTAAAGCATAAAAGTAAGCTTTCTTAAATTAAAATAAGATTTCTTATTGACAATAAAACTAAGTTTTCTTATATTTAACTCATCGACAAACAAAAAAGCACACCGCCCTCCCCAGGTCCGATGTGCTTTTACTCAATGAGTGAGATAAGTATGAATCAAAGAATTGAAAAGTACAAGTTTAGCCAAGCCTTCAGGGATGGCTCGAAAGCTTTTTTAGCTTTCTGGATTATCACCTTCATTGTATTTGCATTCTTACGAGGCTGTGCCGACGAGCAACACGTCAACGAACTCAAAGCAAAAGAAAACCTTTATGTCCGCGTTCAGGTTGAGGGGGTGGAGTGATGGATACTAAGTACGATTGGTCAAAAGTTCCAAGTGAAGTCAAATACATTGCAACTGATGCTGATGGCTATGGATTTGGTTACTTCCGAAAACCTGAGCTAAATAAATTTAAGGAAGGCTTTGGCAAAAACCGTGATGTTGCAAATTTTATGATTTCCCCAAAGAAAAACCCATTTGTTGACTATTCAAATGGCTGGAATTGGAAGGACTCACTTGAAAAGCGCCCTGAATTGAAGGAGCCCTCTCATGGATAACTACAAAAGCTACAAAGTTCGTGTAGAAAACGATGATCAATTGTTTGAAGGCGTTAGTTTGTTTGAAGCTCTTGGTTATAAACCTAAAGGGTCATCAATTCTTAAATCTGACAACTTTTTGTTTGCTACCAGTTACGGGCTGTTACAGAGCTGTGAGAATGCAATCAATTCAGATGGCTATGAGTGGATTACCCTCCCTCAGCTTCGAGACCTTGTTGCTCAAAGTAAGTCAAACTTGCGTGAGTATTTAGATTCATACGACAACTACAAGTTATGCCTTATCAATCCTTCTGAAGCAGCTCATTGGATGATTGAAGTTCCAGAAGGTGCCGATTGTTTAATGCAGTGGCCTACAGGTCATAAAGTTTTCTATAAAGATAATTTTGCTAAATCTTGGAATAGTGCTTATAGGGAATGGCAATTTGTCAGTGGTGATGATGGGATTGATCAATCAAGTACGCTTTGGAAACGCGCCACCCAAGACCCAGCCTTGATTAGCGGTGCGGAGGCTAAGCTTGCATGGGCTAATGGCGAAATTGTTGAGTACTTTAGCAAAAGCCGTGATGAATGGTTTGAAGTAAAAGGGAACACATTTGTTTCTGTGTTTGATAGTGCAGAAAAATTAAGAATCAAACCCCAAACCATCAAGCTTGAACTTGAGCTGCCGAAGCCTTTTGAGCCAGAAGAAGATTGTCACGTTTACATCTTAGATGACGGAAAAACAGATGGCTATCGTCGTTATTCCTACGAAGTTCATGGTGATAAAGGAAATACATTTATTGGTATTTGGCGCACCGAAGAAGAAGTAAAGCAAGTCGTAGAGCAACTCAGAAAGATACGAGGTACTAACTCATGAATATGTTAGTTAACAAGCCTGAGTTGCTATGCCCTTCTTTTCCAATGCTTCAGGTATCTGGTGAGTTTGAAGTTAAAGACAATACTGTTTCATTTGAACTGGAAAGCGGTTGCGCAACTCTGAAATGCAAGATTGTTGCTGAGGTTGTTAAGCAAGTTCGTGTCGTTGGTTCTCTAATGAATCCAGAGGACAGCAAGGACCAGTTTTACGACCAACTCGTAGTAGATGACCGAACACATGTTGAAGTTGTTGGTACTGAATATGTAGAGACTCCTATCGGTCTTCTATTTCAACTTACATCAACACAAGTGGCTGACTTAAACGAGCAGCTTAAATACTACGCCGAAGAATTGGCAGATGAAGAAGCTGGAGCGGTTTGATGGAAGTTAAAAGTGTACATGCACACCACATTCCAGCAAACAACGGTGTAGATCCAATTGATGTATTTGTTGTGTGGTATGGCGAACAAGCATTTCAAGTCACTATCCGTTGTTGGGATTGTGCTTGGACTGCTTACCGTGGAAGTTGTGGCTTCAAGACAATTGAAGAGTACTTCTTGGAGCAATGGTACAGCCAAGAATGTCATGAACATGTGGTTCAACTCTTCACTACCACCTCAAGACATACAACCCAAAGAGAAGAAAAGTGGTTGTTTAAAGTTGTCAGAAATATGTGCCAACACTTCAAAAAGTTAGCAGAAAAGAATTAGGAGAAGATTATGAATGCGCCAGTGCAACACTCAGGACAGAACCCTTTTGCAGTAGCTGCTCCTACAACTCAAGCAATGTCTGCAGTTCAATCTGATAGTCAACGTGCAATTGCAGAGGTTCAAGCTGCTTTAGTTATTGCTAAGCAGTTCCCACGAAACCCAATTGAAGCTTATGACCGAATTATGAACGCATGCCAGCGTCCCGGTTTAGCTCAATCGGCTGTTTATTCTTATGCTCGTGGTGGTAGTTCAGTAACTGGTCCATCAATTCGACTTGCGGAAATGCTTGCTCAGAATTGGGGAAATATTCAGTATGGTATCCGCGAATTATCTTCTGAAAATGGCGAATCAACGGTTGAAGCATTTGCTTGGGATGTGGAGACAAACACCCGTCAAACAAAGGTTTTTCAGGTTCCACATATTCGTTATACACGCAATGGATCTAAAAAATTAACAGATCCACGCGATATTTATGAATTGGTTGCAAACAATGGTGCTCGTCGTCTACGTGCATGCATCTTAGGTGTAATACCGGGTGATGTGATTGATGATGCTGTTAATCAGTGCGAAAAGACAATCCATGCAAGTGCTGATACTTCACCAGAAGCTGTGCAAAAACTTGTTGTAGCCTTTGAGCAATTCAATGTCACGAAGAAAGACATTGAAGACTACATTCAGCGTCGTCTTGATGCTATCACGGCAGCCAATATCGTTGCGCTTCGCAAGATTTTCACTAGCTTACGTGATGGAATGAGCTCACCTAAAGACTGGTTTAAAAATGTCACCGTGAAGGAAGTTGGAGAAGTTCAGGAAGTTAAACCAACTGTACCAGACAACGAGTTCCCGGTTCTCTTAGAGCAGATCAAAGCTGATGCAGTTACTAAAGAGTATGTATTAGAAGGCTATGCACTTACTAATGCACAAATAGCTGAGGTAAATGCACTATGAAGCTATTCCGATGCTCAAGCCTTCATAAGCTTGTAGGCGACCCTAAAACCAAAGGCTCAGTTCTTAGCGATACAGCTAAGACTGAGATTAGAACAATCGTTAAGGAGGACTTGACCACGTTCAAGTCTTTCAAAGGCAACCAGTACACAGCTAAAGGCAATGCACTTGAAGAAATTGCAATTAGCCTGTCTGGCAAGATTCGTTTTCGCCAGTATGTAAAACATGAAGGCCGTTTGGAAAATGAATTAATTACTGGTGAATGCGACATTCTTGATCTGAATAACAAGTTGATCATCGACACTAAATGCACTTGGGATATTGGCACTCACCCTTTCTTTAAAGATGAGGCAGAAGAAAAGGCAAAGAAGGCTGGTTACGACTGGCAGATGCAAGGCTACATGTGGCTTTACGACTGTGAGCAAGCAATGGTCGATTTCTGGTTATTCCCTTGCCCTATCGAGCTTACAAATGATTGGGATGATAGAGAGCAGCTAATTGATTTAGTTGAGCGAATCGATTTAAGAGAACGATTAACAACTGTCACCTACAAACGTGACGAAGCAATGATCCAGAAGATCAAAGACAAAATTCCACATGCTCAAGAGTACTACGCAAAGTTATATCAAGAGCGCATTAAGGCAAAGGTGGCAGCATGACAGATTTGAATAAGGAAAGAGAGGCTTTTCTGAATGCCTTCCAATATTACAAAGGAAGAAGAGACATTATTTTTAGTCATGAGCATGAACTGTTTATGACTAGATCAAACAATCCTTCTGAAGTTGCTCAAAAAGAAATAAGCAACATGAATAGCCGTTGGGATGCTTGGCTTAGATGTGCAAAGCATCGTGATGCAGAGCTAGAAAAAGCCAAAGCTCAGGCGGTGCCAGAGGATTACTGTTTAGTACCTAAAGTGCCTACAGAAAAGATGTTCCAAGCTTACGAACGTTACTCAGTCGCACCAATGTCGACGCTGAGTAAAACTGGATACAAGGCAATGATTGAAGCAAGCGAATCGGGAGCTGAGGGATGAGCATAACTCTTAATGGTCACCAATTAAAAAGCCTTCTCGAATTTGTAAATCCAGATGGTGAAAATGATTTAGATCAACTTGAAACTGAACTAACTATTAAATTTTTTGAAGATGGGCACAGTGGCAAAGGCTATTACTTTTGGATGACCGAATATCCAGAGGAAGGCAGCATGTTGTTGGATGTTGAATCGGGAGCTGAGGGATGAGTGAAAAATACAGTTTTCTATTATTGGTTATGGCTATTTTTGGAATTGCATTAGTACGAACTGGTAAATATACCGATAGTTTTGTATATGCAGTTTCAATAGCTTATCTGGTGCTTTTTGTTCTGACTCACTTCAAGCCGATCGTTATCAATAACAATGATTTTTCAGGCTCAAAAGTGAGTTTGGAAGTAGATAAAGAAAGAGGAAAGTAAGGAGGGGTGAAATGACAGCGATTGCAAATATTGGTAGTAACTTTGTTGTAGCGTTACCACCTTCAGATATTTGGCTAAATGATTCTCAAGCTGCTGAGTTCTTGGGATATCGAGATGTACACTTTAAGGCAGCGGTTTGCTGCCTACCAACCTTCCCTAAACCGCGCTATGTTATTAAGTGCGGTCAAGGAAGACGCTGGAACTTGGCAGAGCTATCAAACTGGTTGAATGAACAATCAGATGATGAGCCAAAGAAAGGAAGACCACGCAAACGGGGCTAATCTAGCCTCGTTGCAATTTCACTTGCAGTAGCATTGTAATAGACCATCAAGCTTCTTAAGTCTTTATGCCCAATCATACGGGCCAAGTCTAAAACTTCTAATTTCCTTGCAAGGCGTGTACAAGCCTCATGGCGTGTATCATGGAAATGCAAATCAGTGATTTGACATCTATCTCTTAATTTACGCCAAAGCGTATCAAAGCTTTGGGAATTACAAGTAAAGACCTGCTTTTTATCAAGACCTTTTAATAAAGTAAGCAACTCAACTGCACGCTTAGATAGTGGTACATTTCGTTTAGTACCATTCTTTGTTTCATTTAAAACTAAATATCTATCTTTTAAATAAACACGATCCCAAGTCAAGCCAACAATCTCACCAGCACGCATTGCCGTTTCAATTGCAAAGAGAAAGGCAATTATAATTTGCTGAGTTGAGTTTACTGGTACATTGTTATCCCAATTTGCTGCAAGACATAATCTATCAATCTCATCCTGAGCAATTCGTCTATCTCGGTGCTTTGATGGTGGCGGTAAAGTCAAGTCGGCCATTGGAGACTCTTTAATCCACTTCCATTCTTTCCGGGCAACAGTAAATAAAGAAGCTAAAATATTTGCTTCACGCCGGACAGTAGCACCCTGCACTTCTTTTAATCGGGAGTCGCGCCATTGCACTAAATCGTCAGTTGTGACTTTGGCCAATTGCTTTTGACATAGCTTTTTATACTCACGCTTGAAGAAAGCCATTCGCTTGACTTCATTCTCATGAGTTTTCTTTTTAACACTCACTTCACTTAAGTAGCGTTCAATAGCTTCTAAAAAAGAGTGATCTGGTAATTTGCCATGCGATTGTTCGCGTAACTGAGTCTCGCGTTTAGATGCCCAAGCTCGTGCCTGTGCTTTTGTATCAAAGGTTGAACTTTCGCGAATTCCGTTTACACTTATCTCGGCTCGCCATGTATTGTTGCGTTGTCTAAATGAAGCCAT